CTCTCCCTTTTTCGTATCCAAGACTATATTCAGAAGAATACACTTAACAACTCAACAACATGGAAGACAAAACACTTTATGGTAAGAAACTTACCTTCAAACTCCCCAGTGGTTACGAGGTAACTATAAGGGAACAGAATGGAGAGGATGATGATATCCTTTCTAATCCGGTAGATGCCAAAACCTTCATGAACATATCAAAGTTCATTGCAGGCATTGTAACTGATACTGATATAACAGCAACTCGATTGCTTACCCCCGAAGATGTGCAGAAAATGCCCTCACTCGACAGGTATGCAATCATGGTAAATTCCAGGGTGTTTTCTCTTGGGGAAATACTTGACTTCAGGTATGCTTGGGATGGTCCAGCCGATGGTCAAGTTCGTGAAGTAGACTATGAAATAAACCTTCAGGAAGAGTTCCTTTTCGACTACGGTGTAGTTCCAACTATGGAAGAGATGGAAGCAAAACCTAACGCTATCCCATTCTACCCAGTACCTAAACAAACCTCGGAAATACAGTTCACTACTAAAAGTGGGAAAGAGATGTGCTTCGACCTCCTCAATGCCCGCGGGGAAGCCTACGTCTTAAATCTCCCCGCAAGTGAACGTACCAAAAATCAGGAGTTAGTCGCTCGTAATCTCAAACTGAGGGTTGGTGACAACTATGAACCCGTGAAGAACTTCCGGATGTTCAGCCCAAAAGATATGATGGACATAAGGTCTGCTATCAAAGGGTTTGACCCCCTATTCCACGGTACTACTCAAATCGAAGACCCCGAAACGGGACAGAAGATTATGGTACCAGTGATGGCGGTAGATAATTTTTTCTACCCACGGGAGAACTAGAAGATGTATATCTATACATTGTTAAAGCTAATATTAGTATTGACTTTAACACTCTAGCAAAGCTCCCCTGGCGGCGAAGGAAGAAATTTATAGAAGCCGCCGAAGCATATTACAATGCCCTTGAGAAAGAGCTGCCCAAAGGAAAGTAGGGCAGCTCTCTTTTGTTCGATAAATCTGAAACTATATGGCTTTTACAAGTGGTAGTCCTTCTGCAGGACAACTAGAGATAGGTGTGGCCCTTGTCCTTCAAGATAGGTTTTCAAACCAGGCAAGAGAAGCTAGCTCAGTCATCCGAGGTTTACATAGGGATGCTAAGAATGCTGTACAGGCTAACTTAACCGCAGTTCAGTCGTACGCTAATATAGCCAGTGGTGTGGCCAGTTCGATAGTATCAACATTAACCACTACTATAGAAACCGGAGCTGATTTCATAGACATGATGACTTCAGTGGGAGCTATATCTGGAGCTACCGAAAATCAAATGTCTGGGTTATCCGAAACTGCCCAGACATTAGGTTTAAGGACCATGTTCATGTCAAGGGATATAGCTTCAGGTATGAAATACTTGGCAATGGCAGGTAATGATGCAAACCAGATTCAGCAAATGATATCTGGTGCAGCCATGATGGCTAATGCCACGGGCATGGAGTTGGGAGGTAAAGGAGGCACAGCTGACTTACTGACCAATATCATGAGGACCTTCAAATTAGAGGGTCAAAATGCAGCTAATGTAGTTGGAGACCAGCTTACTAAGGCGGCTATGTCATCAAATGTATCCATGGCAGACTTAGCTGAATCTATAAAATACTCAGCTGCATCCATGGTAACTCTGAGACAGCAGTTACCACAAGTAGCTGCCATGATAGGTACTCTGGGTAATGCAGGTATTCAGGGTTCTATGGCAGGTACTTCTATAAGAAATATGGCAGACTACCTGACTCAGTCATTAACCAATCCTAACTTTAAGGGAGCTAAGGCTTTAGCTAGATTAGGACTGAGTAAACAGGATTTTGTAGATGCCAATGGAGACCTTCAAGATTTTGCCATAATCTTAGGTAAAATAGAAGAAGCTACTCAAGGATTGTCTACTATAGACCAGAATGCTGTATTCAAGAGTATCTTCGGTGTACGTGGTATGCGTGCTGCAGTTGCAATCATGCGTGATACTGAAGGTTACTTTGACCTGTTAAATAAGATACAAAACAATTCTGCGGGATTTGCTGAAGAGGTAGTAGGGAAACGAATGGAAACCCTTGCAGGTAAAATTGATATTATCCAATCTGCTGCCGAGAACCTTATGACTACTTTCAGTGAAGCCCTGGGTAAGAATCCTATTATAATGGGATTTCTGGATATGCTCGGTTGGGCCATATCTCAGCTTCGTGACCTAATGGCAACTCCATTTGGTCCATGGATAGCGGGATTTGCTGCTATAGCTGCAGTTGGTTTAAAGATAGGTTCTATTTGGATGGGACTGAGAGCACGTTGGTTATTACTGAATGGTGACTCTCAAGTATCCTTCAAAACCATGATAAGGTTAATGATGGGCGGCTGGTCTCAAGCCACTATGTCTGCTCAGGGTTATTTAAACATGGAGAGAGCCATCATAGCTCAAAGGAAAGCTGGTATTGGAGCAAGTGCGACTATCATTGCAGGTATGGCTGGATTACCCGGTTATTTCTATAATGGTAATATTCCAGCAAAAATGGGAGCCAATGGTAGATACTATGCCCAAACTGGTAGAGGAGCTTCTGGATGGACTCCAGTACCTGCTGCAATGGTTACTACTACTAATGCGGGTCAGATGACTCGGGGTTTAATGGGTACCGCTGCAGGGGCAGCAGCAGGTGCGGCATCCCGAGGAGCTTTGGCTTCTGTGGGTAGAGGCATACTGGGATTTGGTTCTAGATTACTCGGGTTATTCGGAGGTCCACTTGGGTTAGCTATTACTGGTATATCCATATTTGGGCCCATGATATACAGTGCTATTAAAGGTAACAAGTCTGCTCAAGATGAAAATACCAGGGCTACAAATGACCTGGCATCTGCTATCAAAGCCAGCCGAGAGGGTTATAAACAAAAGGATAATCTCCAAATGTTAACTATCCAAGAGATACGGTGGTTAGTACAGATGCTCGGAGTTTATACTGATAAGCTCAACAATCGGGAAAATAGAGGTACTCACTTAACTATCAATATGGATGGTAAGAAGTTCCTGGAAGAGTACCTTGGTGAAAGAGATTCAGAGATAAATGTAGCTGCTGGAGTAAACTAATAAATCATGGCATCGCTCATAGGAAAACCTTTAGGAAAAGTAGCTCAAGAAGTAGTTGACCTTGAGCAAGGGAGGATATTCCAATCTCCTCTCAATAAAGTATGGAGAGCCTTGATACTCATAAACAGGGCTACTTCTCCAATGGCTAAGGCAGAACCCAATAAGATGGGTAAAGCCTATGACGCAAAGAATCTGCATGTAGCCCGAAAGGGTTCGTTCTCTTTAGCTCAGGCTCAGGACCCTTGGACTCAGAATCGTATAGCTGCTGAAACAGCTGGGGTTTCTCCTGAACAGATTTTGAAGGCTAAGTCCATAGATTATACTGTAGCAAACAAGTTGACTTCTGAACTGATAAAGAACGACATTGTTATTGCTAACCTGAATGTATCACCCGCTGTAAGTTTAGTGATTCAAAACAGGCCTGACAGATTACGAGTAGAACCTAATGCTACTTGGGCTGCAGTTAAATCCATGGGACGTAATAACCCCTTTTATTTCTACACTGGAGGAGAAGATACAATAACATTCGACATCTCTTGGTATTCAGTAGATGCTGAACACAGAGACGATGTGGTGAATAAATGTAGATTGCTCGAATCCTGGGCAAGAGCTGACGGTTATTCTGCATCACCCCCTACCCTAAGAATTCAGTGGGGTAATTCTGGATTATTTGAAGACGACCTTTTCATACTAGCTTCAGCTCCATATGAATTAACTCATTTTCAAAATGCAGCTCGTATGAGGAAAAGGTATGATAATGACCCAGAGACTGGTCAGAGGATTGCAAGTACTGTAAGTCAACCTTTTGACCTTAAGCTACTACCTAATTGTGCAACCCAAACACTCACCTTCAAAAGGGTAACTAAAAACAATCGAACTTGGGAAGAAATAATCCCTGCTAGTAAGTTGCAGTATACGCCTGGAGTAATCTATGATGGTGGGGAAGTAAATTCTCTAGAAAACTCCGATACGGAGAGAGTAGGCACACAAAATTAAATACTTATGGTTACTATCCCAGGAACAAGTCCCTATGAGGACAGTTATGTAATAAAGTTCCCAGACGGGGATGTATCTTTGGAAAGGAATATATTTGCAATATCTTCAGACCATATAATTCATTCGGTACTTGAAGGAGAAACAATCCAAAACATCGCCTTCAAATACTATGGAGATTCTGGAATGTGGGGAGTAATTGCGGATGCCAATGATATTCTCAATCCTTTCGAAGATGTTCATGAGGATATGGAGTTAATCATACCGAATTATGGAGGATAGTAAACCCATTCTCGTAAACGGTAATGGTACTCCATACCTTGCCATATTCGATGGAGCTGGCTCTCCTATTATGGACGAGTTCAATGGCATTCCAATCGGTATGGAAGTCGAGAACTTCAACTACAAGTACACAGAAGGTAAAGGAGACAAAGGTAAGTTTACTATAGTAACTGACTTTGTAGGAATAGTGGACCATCCCTCTTTACAATTCAAGATGCCCTTGAAGATACAGTGGGGATGGATATTCAGTGACAGCTCTTTCAAATCCGGTCCTGTAAGATTGGTCAACATAAAGAGTCATCAGATAGAGTTTACACCAGAGGGAGTAAAGTTTACCATAGAATTTGCTGATGCAAAGATGTTCTTGGAAGCCGAACCTTCAAAATTTGTGGGTAATAAAACCGAGTACTTGGAGGTATTCAAGGAATTAGCCTTGGGTAAGATGCCTTTAATTGTAACGGATTACTCTCAGAAAGCTGGTACAGCTCTGGTAATAACCGATAATCAACCATGTGATGGCAAAACAGAGCAAAGAGAAAAGTAAGCCTTGCTTACCTTGTTATACAAAAATACAAAACTCTGAGGAGATAGATGATGGGTTAGTAGGAGTAAAAATACTTGAATTGACTCCAGAGAACCTTTCTAAACCTGCTCAGGACCCTGATAGATATAAGTTAAAGATGATACCGGCCACATTTGCAGAAGGTACTGTAATTGCAGGTTCGGCTACATTCTTAAACAAATACTCTCAGTTAGTGGGTATAGTTAAGGCTATGCCAGGAGGTCCTAACTTTGTAGACACTCGTGATAACAAGATAGAGATACACAATGGAAAGCAGTCAGGTAAAACGGTATTTGCATATACCTATGCTGGTGGAACTGGAGAACTGTTAGAGTTCAGGGTTCAAACTAAATACGTACAAAGTATAGAAGCTGGTAAAGCTTCAAGTATAGACCCTGATACTAAAACTGTGGAAACAGAGGTAGTTCAATGTATACCTACCAATGATGACCCATGTAAGCCAGACGCCTATGTAAGAAGGAATAAGCCTGAGATACTTATGGAGCCAAGAGATGTTACTCGAATGGCAAAGTTTGAAAGAGCTATAGTACCAAGCAAATCCATTTGTCGTCAAGTAAACAACCCTTCTAAAAAACCTCCTGTATACAGTTCTATAACTGATGCTCAACAAAAGATAGCTTCAAATCCTTCTTTAACTGAGGCAGAAGTTAAAACTTATAATTCTCAGATAGAAGCTGAATGGAAAAAGTATCTGGATGAGTTGAAAGAGTTTGAGAATGCTATAAAAAGCTATGCTCAAAAAGTAAGCTCGGGTGAAGAGGTAAAAGAAGAGGAAAAGCCTAAGCTTCCTCAGCCTCCTGATGAAGTATCTAACTTCATTATTAAAAGGAAAGTACTGATATTAGTTGACCCTATAGATTATTCTACTAGAGGTACTAAAGATTATGCTAAAGGTCAGAATAATAAAGTTATAGATGATAGGAACTGGAAATCTGGGTACAGAGCTTTACAAAAAACATCCGATAAAACTATAATACAACCAGCTGGTGGATATCAGGTTGGACAGAAGGTATTAATAGAAATGGAGGTAGAAATACAAGTACCTGGTGTACGAGTGGTAGCTGACCCTCTATTCATGACCATGGGTAGCTTTATGTCTAATGACATCATTGAATCAGTGAATAGTCAGATTAAGGCTAAAGCTAAGTTTGTAGGCAATCCCAACATGAAATCTTCTCAGATTATCGAGATAAAGAATGTCGGTCAAAGATATTCCGATGACTGGTATGCAAAAGAAGTTGAACATAACTTTGACACCGGTGGATATTTTACTGAGGTTACTTTCGAGAAGAAGTCACGTAACTCCATACTAAATAAGATATCTACTTCGGTAAACATGCAGGAAGTATTCCAAAAGGCTCATGATGTAGCTGAAGAATCTTATACTACGGGTGCTTGGAAGATACCCAGTAGGATTAAAGAAGAAGTAAAGAGATACCGAGATTCAACTTGGAAGAAAGAAGACAAAGAAAATCCCCAAAGAGCAGGTCGTCAAATATTAGTACATCAGAATCCTGATAACCCCACTGATTACAGGGTAGAAGTAGATTCAAGGATGGATTTTCAAGTTGGTAGGAACATAAGCCCAAGAGAACAATGACCTTATATGAACTGATTCAACAGAGAGGTATAGAGGCTATTGGAAGGTTCTATTCTACCTATCGAGGTATAGTAATAACCTCCGATGACCCTGACTCTCAAAACAAGGTATGTGTACACCTTCCAAGTATCTTAAGAGGTGTAGAAGTATGGGCCTATCCCAAACATCAGCAGGGAGGTCCTGGTTCGGGATTCAAATGGTTATCTCCCCGTGAAGGTTCTATAGTATATGTGGAATTTGAAAACGGAGACCCAAGACATCCCCTATGGTCTTATCATGGGTGGGCAATCGGAGAAATGCCTCCGGAATTGGATAAGCTTCATGTATTGGGATTTATTACTCCCAAGGGTAATAAGATTATACTGGATGAAAGTGAATCGGGAATATTAACTGCAATAATCCAACAAGATATAATTGTTAAGTCTCTAGACGGTAACATAAACGTCGATGCGAATAACATTATAATGCAGGGGGGAGAAGTTGGTATTCCTGAATCCAATTCAGTAGTGGAAAGGTTAAACAAAATCGAGCAAGACCTAAATAAAATAAAGCAGACATTCACTAATTGGGCCCCTAAACCTCAAGACGGAGGTGCTGCTTTGAAAACTGCTGCTGCATCTTGGGCTAGTTCTAAACTGGAAGAGACTAAGGTGGAGGATATTGAAAGTGAAACAATTAAACAACCTAACTGATGGCAAACTATAATCAACTCAACAGTATTGGTAGTGGTGCCTATTTCCCTATAAAGCTTGAACAAGCAGTCGGGAGCGATGGGAAACTAGAATCAGTACAGCTGCCAGATGGCAGAGTAGTACCAAAGATAGGATGGTATATACTCCGAGGAGATGTTGCTTTAATAAAGCAGAACCTCACAGCTATCTTAACCTATCAAATAGGCCAAAGATTCAGACAAGAAGACTTTGGTTCTCGAACCTGGGAATGTTTGGAAGAACCTAACACAAGTGCTCTCAACCTCATGATTAAAAATTTCGTGAAGGATGGTATAGCAGCCTGGGAACCAAGGATAACGGCATTAAAGGTATTTGCTCTGAAACCCACTAAGGAATCCATAAGACTCCTTATATACTTCAAGGTGCAGAACTCTCGGAGGGTAGAAGAGTTAAACTTTCAGTATAACTTAAATAATTCCACAACAAATGTCTACTAGCAACCCCTGGCTCACTCCCTTTCAGAGGTCATATAATGACATAAAAGCCAAACTAATTCAATCTCTGAATGAAAGGGTTCCAGAGATAACGGATATGAGTGAAGGTAATATATTCATACTTACACTCTCAATCTTTGCAGGTATTGCTGAGGTGATACACTACTACATTGATGGCATGGCAAGAGAAGCTTTCCTTCCAACCTGCCGAAGGTACTCGTCATTGTACAAGCATGCTAAGCTGGTAGATTACCACATAAAATCAGCTATCCCATCTTCAGTAGACTTAACAGTATATATGCAAGACGGGAGTCCTTTCCCGGTAGATATACAAGTACCCCAGAACACTATATTCAATTCAAAGGATGGTAAACAGTGGATAACTACTCGCAATGTAACTATTGAAAGGGGTACATATACTTATAAAGTACCGGTAGCTCAGAAAGAGGCCGTGGAAGAAGTAGAACTGGGTACTTATACCTCTCATGATATTATCATAACTTTGGGAGACTTACCTACGGATAAGAAGTATGTAGAGGGTTCTATGGTACTTACCATTGGTGGAGAGGCCTGGACTCTGGTAGATACCTTTGCTTATTCAGGTCCAGGTGATAAGGTATACAAGGTAGAACTCGATACTACTCTCACTCCGTATCTGGTATTCGGTGATGGTCAGTTCGGTAGAAAACCAACTATAGGCTCACTCATTAAGGGACAGTATTATCTGACCTATGGTGCAAACGGTAATATACCCGCAAACCAGTTTGATAAAGTTCCCACTGTGATGACGGATGTAACTTCTGGCCTTACTCTTACAAATACCATAGCTGCTACTGGAGGTTCTGACTATGAGGATTTTGATACACTTAAAGAACATATCCCGTTGAGTATCAAAACTCTTGGGGTAGCTATCACTAAGGAGGATTATGAAGCCATAGCTATGTTGATAGATGGGGTAGATAAGGCTTACTGCAATTACATTTGCGGAAAGTATGTAGAAGTATATATCACCCCCGACGGTGGTTCTGAAGCAAGCACAGAGCTTATCAATAATGTAAGGCAGAGGATGGAATCATCCAAGGTATTAACTACTCGAGTAAGTGTATATTCTACACATGCAGCTAAGATTTATTTATCGGCCGAGATAACCGGTAGGAAGTCTTTCAAATCTATAGATATAAGCAATCAGGTAAAGAAGGCCTTGTTAGATGCTTATAACTATCAAAACTCTGATATCAATAAACCGGTAAGACAGTCAGATTTGTACGCTCTTATGGATAATCAACCCATGGTTGACTTCCTTACCATAACTGAACTATATTTACTACCATACCCGATAGCCATAAACATTAACTCTCAGAATACGGAAGAGATAGTATCAGTGCCAGCACTGAATATCACCTATTTTAAGATGATATCCTTTACAACTTCTACTCCGGAATCTGACTTTGAGAATTGTTACATACAGACCGTAATAGAAAACGGTAATGCCTTATATAAGGTGTATGCTAACAGGGATTTATCTGGTAATGCTCTATACTCGGGTCAGTATGGTAAACCTCTTGAGGTAACTCTGACAAAGTCAAAGTTCAGCCTTACTATTAACTTACCGGTTGAAAACGCAAACTACGAAAACGGAACCGTATATCAATTAACTACTCAACCTATGGGAAGCAACGGTAGATTGGTAGACCTGATTCCACACAACTATAATATCCCTACTATCAGTTCGGATAACATAACACTCATAATCAATGAAGTGGTTTAATCCAGTGAAGACATTCTTCAGGGATTACATCTTCAGTAATCTTTTCGACCATTACTACAAAGCTAATGATACCTATCAGGATTCAGAAGGCAAGGGTATATTCGAAAGGTTCATAGATGTATGTTCTGGCTATTTCGATACTGAGGTAATGCCCGATATAGATAATTTCATGGAATGTTTGGATGTGGATAAAGCTAATCCTATATTCCTGAACTATCTATGGGAATACTTTGGGTTCATTCCTTATGCTTATGGCGTATTAACTAAGGGAGAACCTTATACAGAGGAGAATCTAGAGAATTGGGTAAAAGAGGACAGGGGTTTTCCCACTGCTGATTACCGGTTAGTTCTAAGATACGCCATATCTTTGTACAAGATAAGAGGTACTCGACGGTTTTATGAAATATTAGGCCGTTTTTACGGAGTGACATTTACTCTAACTGAAGTAGATGAAAGTACCAAAGCCTCAATAGCTCAAGCTATAGGTGATGGTTCTGTAAACTATGATACTATCTCTCACTTCGATACTCCTTCAGCTACTTATGATACCGAGACAGATTGTTGGGAATGTGTCCCAATGATTCTCACTACTGGTATACCAAAGGGTCAGTGGGACTTTATGGTAATGAAAGACCATGAGATTCAAGAACAACTATTGGAAGAGTGGAAGCTGATGAATCCCGATGCAACCGAAGAAGAGATAGAGGCTGAAAAGGAACTGATACAATCAGAACATCTCTCTGACTATAGTGATAAAGTAAGAGAAACTCTGGTAAACATTGTCAATAAGTACTTACCCGTAAACGTAAAATATTTTGAACCAAAAGACAGTTCTGTAGTATTTGAACAAACTACTGCCGTAATTTATATCGTATATGCTTAACATGCCTCTAATAGCTCTACCATCTTCTTTTGCTCAAGAAGACCCTAAACTCGACAATGCTGTTCAATCTTTAACCAAATCTTCGATTGAATTGGCCGAAGCTGCCTCAAATTATGGGGCACTTAAAGTGATATTCGGTATCTTTATGGTATTGGTTCTAGTGATGGTAGTAATGTTTATCTATACTATCTGGAACCTTAACAAAAAAGTTACCGTGGTATCTGAATCATCACAACAGGTAAAGGAGTTTTTCGATGGAGCAGCTAACTCAACTATCGGTGTAACCGAAGCTCAAATATTGATTCGCAGGGAATTCAATTGCTTGGGCCATATCATTAAATACGCAATACTACGTATAAGGTTTGAAAATCATATCGATAATAAAGAGTCGACCATAAAGAAGGTAGAGAGCTTGGTGAATAATGAGTATTCCGAACTATGTGGATTACTATCAAACTTCACCTGTAATGGTAAATCTCTGTCAAATATCTTTGAGCCTCAAGATAATGAGGCAATAAAAGATATGGTAATTGAACAGATATATATACCAAAGGACCAATTTACAATTTCTAATATGGACCAATCTGTTGGTATGTATCTAAACGGATTAAAACTAATGTACCTTAAAAAATTATAACATGGCACGAAGATTATTGCCCATCATCGACTTTGCTCATGGGTCAGATGTGGCAGGGAAACAATCTCCAGATGGCAGACACAAGGAATACCTGTGGAGTAGAAAAGTGGGTAAGATGTTGGCAGAACGCCTTAAACAGAATGGGTTCGAAGTAGCATTCACCAATACCAAGGACACCGAAATTGGGCTGTCTAGAAGAAAAGAAATTGCAAATAATTTAGATGCTCCCCGAGGGGGAACTAAGTTTCTGCTATCTCTCCATAACAATGCCGCAGGCATGGGAAATGAGTGGTGCACTGCCCGGGGATTTGAAATATATACCACCAAAAGACAAACCCGTTCGGATTTATTTGCTACAGTAATATTCGAACAACTGCAGGAAGACTTCCCCACTACAGATGGTTATAAACACAGAACAGACCCATCAGATGGTGACCCTGATAAGGAAGCCAATTTTACTGTACTGATGGGCAACAACTACTGGGGAGTACTCCTCGAGTGGTTATTCCAGGATAATCCAGATGACGTGGCTTTACTCGAGGATGACTCAGTAAACCAGAAACTGGTAGAGTCTTTAACCAAGGCCTTAATATTCATCGATGAGAACCTCGATAAGTTAAAAATATAACCATGGCACAGAATAATGTAACCGAAGTAGTAAATGGGATAGTACAACCGAGGTTCTACCAAGTCTACGGAGATTTGATAGAATCTAAAGAGATTATGGAACCTCTTGCCATAACGGCTGGTACCGGTCCTATTTGCGGCTTCGACTGGGTAGATACTACCCAACAAGATGTAACCATAACCAGTGTATTCAAGAAGCCGAGTACATTACCTTCGGGAGTGGCTAATATCCTGGGAAGAGCTCGTAGGGTATTTCTTTCAAATAAGGATAATACTGCAGGCCAAGTATTCAATGCCTACACCACTCCTGATGGGTTATGTCACATAGCTCCAGATGTACTTACTTTCAACGGAGTACAACCTTCGGGGGGATGGCCAAGTCTGAGTAACCCTCAGAAGCTGGTGGCATTTGCTGTAAAAGCAACTCATACTTATCGTCCCGATGGAAGTGAAAATCCCCCCAGTGTAACTAACTTCACCTGTGGGTGGTTAACCTTTGACAAGGTGTATGGCCTTGATGAGGTACTTTCTTGGGATTATGAAAGGATGTTAGAACTCCTGGCTGATTCAGGGATGCCTTTCAACAAGAATGTAGATTCTCTCATAGGAGTATACTTGGTTGGATGGAGACCTGAATGGAATAGTGACCCAAGCAATCAAAGATATAAGTCTATTATGTCTTCATTGAATTACACTTTGTGTTTGGTACCTATCCATGGTCAATTCCCTGTAAAGCCATACGGAATGAATCCTTTGGATATTCTTGACCTCAAGGCTAGGGTAAAAGTTCTGGAGGAAAGTACAGTTCCCGGAGATGTTAATTATTTAATGAGTCATGTGAATAACTTAATCTCTTCTCTAGGTCAAGGCATAGAAGTAGTAGTATCTAAGGACTCAGCTTCTTCGGATGATAATGAGGGTTTTATTTTTACTAAGCTAAATATAAATGGTTCTAACTTTGTTGCAGCTAGACCAGTAACCAAAACCCTTAATTATCAGTGGTATGAGTCATCAGATGCTATGGGTATTTTCGTATCTCCCGAGATAGATATAGATAGTAAAACCCAACAGGTACCCACGGACAAATGGGACATAGGCACTGTAAGCTTTAAACCCAATTCAGAGGGGGCCATGGAATATAGTTTTGTATCTCCCCCCCGTGGTAAAGAAACTTGGAAATTAGTGGGTTGTATACTCCCTCAATTTTCTACCTATAGTAATGGGAGTATATGTGTACCTACTGGGTTCTATCAACTTATGAATCCTGATGCTGCTATCGGATGGAGAGTAGCTATGAATTTGAAAAGGTTACACAGTAGATTAGGAAAAGTAGAAGTAGCAGATAGTGGTAATTTATCATTTAGTACAACTAGCTCTCCTGACCATTATGCTTATATAAAAGCTTTAATGGGTACATCTACTTTAACCCTAAGAGTAGTAGTATACTTATACAGTAAGGGAACTAGTAATGCGGGTTTGACCTATGATTTATCCAAGTTATTTTCTAAGAATTCAAGGATGTCCTTGATGCTATCAGAAATACTGAGGTTAAGGAACAGTTCTGAAAGTATAACTCGAGTAATGATGGCTATGCCGTCTACTTTTAAGGCCAGAGATATAGAGCCAGAATTATCCTCAAGTGAAGATTGTGAGTTCTCTAAATATACTTCATGGTTAGAGATAACTAACTCCGTAGCAAGGGTTAAGGCATCAGTGGGTACAGTAACTAAAGCATCTGGTCCGGAAGCATGGGTAGAAGTAGCCCATATGATTACTATACCCATCTCTGATAGAACTGGGGAAGAATATGCGGGTATACAAGCCGAGGGTTATGTGCCTATATTGTAAACTGAACCATAGTTGAGTTGGTTAAGTGGGGCCGGGGTGAGGTTATTGCTAACCTCACTCTGGCCTTTTTCATTGTTTAAGGTCTACTGCAGCTTGTTCTAAAACCCTCTGAATGGTTTTCCTCATCCGGGAAAACATATTAACTGCAAACTTATCCCGAGGTAATTCAAAGTAATCTATAAGATGTAATATAGAAAGCTTGCCATGAGAATCCTTGATACGGGATTCAAACCATTTGGGAGGCTCAAGTTGTATCTGCATAACCAGATACTCATCGGGTGTAAGGTGTTCTTTCATGTACTGATGGAATCTTTGAGACTGTTCCTCCTTTATTCTGGTCTCATCAGAATCATCAAGTAGCTCCTTATTATTGTCAAATAACACTTCGAAAGAAGTTAACTCCTGGTTAAACTCTGCTTGCTTGGTATAAGCATTCCTCAGTAACTTACTTTTATAAGTTTGCAGGGAAGATAAGAGAGTTGCTTTCAATCTCTCCTCATCGTATTCATCTTGATATTTATTGAAGACGTACAAGAACTTATCCCAGAAGAAAGAGTTAATTATATCTGGTGTGAGATTAAATCTTCTGGAATCAACTCCTCTCGTCAGTCTACGGATTAAGGGTTTGCAGGTTTTATATAACCTATTAAACAAATCCTCATCATAAGGTTTTAATTCTGTCAAGCGATGTAGTTCACTTCCGTTGTTGCCTTTCATAGTAGTAAAGATTTTTAACAATGCAAATATAAATAATAAAGTAACAACTTGTATGAATTTTATCAAAATTATTTCACCGTCTGTGTTCAAGTATGTTCAAAGATGAGCTTGGAGAACTATATTATCTAGCAGATACTATTGATTATACACTCATGAATATTATATAATATATGAAACAAAATAGGGTAAAGAAGAGGTTAAACTCCTGTGACAAGTTTACGTTCTCTATCGAGTTTCAATTAGAAGTACTTAGGTTTTTGGTACAAGGGAAGGAAGCTCTTCTATATGTTACAAAGATAAAACCTGGGTACTTTACTTTAATTGAACACTCAATAGTAGTAGAGGCCTTGGTAAAATTCGTAAAGAAATATCAACGAATACCAAGTGAGGTCTTAATGGTTGAGCAGGTTAAAACTTTGTTAGAAGGTAAGGATTATGTAGACTTAGTTACCAAGGATGATATCCCTAATATTCATAGTTTAATATCTGAACTTTATAATAAGCCTCTAAAAGATGTAGATATTGTTCTGGAGAACATACACAAGTTTATTGCCTACATTGAATTGAAAGCCTTAAATGAAGGTATGGACTTCTCTGATTACAATTCTTACGAAACCTATCAAGCTAAACTAACTAAGATTCTACAAAGTTCAAAACCACAAAAGAAGGACGAACCTTTGTTAATGGTTAGTGGAACTGCAATGCGACAACTTATGCGAAAGGTTGACCCAGATGTAGTTCCCACTCCATTTTGGCAGTTGAATAGGTTGGGTAATGGAGATGGATATCCCAAGAACTCTCTTTTCGTTTTAATTGACCGTCCCAAACGAAGAAAGACTTTTGCACTTATCAATGTTGCTCGGGGATATCTGGCTATGAAAAAGAATGTTCTTTACATAGATACCGAAAATGGTAAAAACCAGTTAATGGACCGTATGATTCAGTCCACCCTAAATAAGACCAAGAGGGAAATGTTAACTGGTGATTATGATAAGATGGAGCAAAGGCACATGCGTAAATATAAACGTCTTGGTGTAGAGTTTATTGTGGAGCGTGTACCTGCAACCATTGCGGATTGTAATACCATTATTAACTTGGTTAGGAAACTGGAAACCGAGAAAGGTATCAAGGTGAATGTCATAATGGTTGACTATGCTGCAAAGTTAGCTTCTATTGCCCGGGATAGGGATGATGTAGAACGTATCAACAATGTATACATTGACCTGGATAATATGGGCGATGAGTTAGGGTTAGATGCCATTTGGACTGCCCAACATGTTACCCGAGAAGGTGCTAAGCATCAAGAAACCAGATACGAGGATAATGATATAGCATCCGCTATTTCTATAATAAGGAATGCAAAATGCGTCATGGGATTAAATTCTACTCAAGACGAAGAAGAGCATAACATCATGAGAATGGAAGTTGTAGTTCAACGTGATGGAGTTCCAAATGGTCGGGTAATGTTTAATATGGACCCAGAAAGACAACGTATGAAAGAGTTCTCTAAAGAAGCCAGAGCAAAGTACGATGAGTCAATGGGTAAACAGGTAGATGACTTACTTAAGAAAAAGAAGAGAGTAAGTAATCCCAATGCAGACCCAGAAAAGAGAAGTAAAACATCAGGAGATATATAAAAGTTAAACCTTAAATAATTAAAATTATATGGCACGAGTTATTACTACAGAGCCCCTTAAAATTCAGGAGAGGACTACAGTTTGTAAAAATTGTAATTCCAAGGTAGCTTTCAATGAGAAGGAAGTATTCTTGGATTTAAGTTATGGTCCAGAACATAACGGAGAAGAGTGCATCACTTGCCCTCACTGTCATTATAATATCCATATTGGCGTATTCCAAGCTACTGAACACATGTAGTTATGAATGTAAGATTATTGAAGATATTTCGTAGGAGAGCTTCCAAAGAGATATGTTTAAGAAGGCAACCCGGTAACAGATATCAAGTTGTATGTCCAATTGAAGAGAGGTATAGTTTAGGAGTATTCTTCCGTGAGTGGGTACCCATCTCTTCAGAAAAGGCTTCTATAAATTGGAATAAGGTTACTCCCAACTATAGGACTATGGGGTATAAAGACATGGATAGGTATGAGGTACCTTATAAGAATTCTTTCCTAAGGTTAGAAGAAGCTAGAGCAGAATTAACGAAGATTCGTAGAGGATATATAATCCATCATCTAGTTCCTGAATTATGTCAGAAGTTACCAGTTAATAAGTAATAATTACCCGGCTATGTTATTCATGGTCGGGTATTTTCGTTTACGATATGAGACTTAACAGCAATATAAAAGGTGTTAAAGTAAAGCCTATACCAAACTATCCAGAATATTTGGCTTCATTCGACGGTAGAGTATATTCCACTAAATTACATAGATGGCTATCTACTAACCCTCATAAGATATTCGGATATTTACAGGTACATCTAAGAAAAAAGACACATAGATTGAATAGGGTTATAGCTACAACTTGGATACCTAATCCCGATAACTTACCATGTGTAGGTCATAAGGATAATAATAGAACTAACAATAGAGTAGAAAATCTATATTGGTGTACTCATAAAGAAAATACTCAACAATGTATAAGAGATGGTAGATTCAAACCCAGAGGTAAAACTCCTTTGAGTATAGAGATTAGACGTAAAATAAAAGCCGAATACTTGAAAGGAAATACCACTCTACAAAAGTTAAGCCGTAAATATGGTAGAGCACATTCAGTTATTAGGAGGATAGTATATGAGACTAAATAACCATACTAAAGGTCGTTTACATGAATATTTTAGATATAAGTTGAAGGCCTTCGACTACCGCAATTCATGGATGAAGTCAGACTGTCCCTACTGTGGAGGAGAAAAGAAGTTCGGCATCAACCTTTCAAACAATCGGTGTAATTGTTTCAAGTGTGGTGAGCATCCTTCTCCGATAAGCCTGGTAATGTATCTGGAGAATACGGATAGTTTTCATGAAGTATTATCTATACTCGAATCGGGAGATTATTCTGGATATGTATTCAAAGAAGAGAAGGTTGAGTTAAAAGGTAAGAAAGAGTTCTTCCTCCCAGAGGGATTCAAGAACATATCTATGGGCACTTCTCTATTGGCAAGGTCTGCCAGGAATTACCTTAAGAAACGGGGATTTAAGATAGAAGAGTTAGCTCGTAAAGGATGGGGATATTGTAACACAGGTAAGTATCTTGGATATATCATTATCCCATTTACAGAGCATGGGCAATTAACTTATTTCAATGCTCGATTATATATGGGCGCTGGTCCCAAATATAACAACCCAGAAGTAGATGTAACAGGTTTGGGAAAGAGTTTTATTATATATAATGCGGATGCTCTAGAAATATACCGAACCGTTTATATTTGTGAGGGTGCAATCAATGCTGAAACTTTGGGGGAGAATGGAATTGCAACCGGAGGTAAGGCCGTCAGCAGATACCAGGTAAACAAGTTCATCAAGAGTCCAGTTGAGAAGTTTATCATATTGATTGACCCTGATGCTAAAGGTAAGGCATTAGACCTGGCCTTCAAGTTGGTACCCTTCAAAAAAGTAAAGGTGGTATTCTTACCAGATAATGAGGATGTCAATTCATTGGGTAAGCGAAGGACTTTAGAATATGTACGAGAGACGACATATCAGACTTATCAAGAACTTTTATCTATAAAATCACAATTGAAATTATAATGGCAAAAAGAGAACCTTCCATACATATCTCCAAAACTCTATTCTATAAACTCTGGAATGAGATGGGAGGTATGATATCAGAAGAATTTGTTGATAAGTTTTTCACTAAAGCTAGACAATATTCTTTAGACCACCGTTCAGTGGTGGGAGAGAATAAAAAGGTACAAACCCAAGCTGTTCGTAGAGCTTCAGGAAGTATAGGAGATGCAAACTTATTAGCAGATATCATCTATTCTACTAGAATCCAACTCAAACACATAGGAGTAACTAAAATAAAGCAAACCGATTTACAATGGGCCTCAGTAAAAGAGTTGGTACCTGTTGTAAATGAGTTTTGTCAAAAGTTTGGGTTCGAACCTCGTCAGGGATATATCGAGTTTGTAACCACAGGTATTAAGTTAATGTCCCAAGCAAAAAGAGTTAACTATAACTTCTGTGCAAATTGGTTACATCAAAGGGTTAATTGGATTATGGATGTATATGAGGCTGATAAGGAAGTTAAAGAGGATAAACACCCTGAATATACTCGAGAGGTGTATGAACATTATACTAAAGAGATTCTCGATAGAATAGGTATAAATAATACCTATGATAAGAATCCTCAGGAGTATGTATGGTTTGTAAGGGCAAGGAAATTAGCTGATGAGATTGGGGTTGATTATGAGACCTTTGTACTCGGTCAATTCTATGCACTCGAATTTTGTAATGGTATACCTAAAATAGAAGATTTATCCAATGATAAAGCTCGTCAAAGGGTTATTAACTATATGGCAAAATTTAATATAGTGTCTCGACCTAAAACAGAACATGTGGACTGGGACGCCTTCAAAAAATAGAGATTATGAAAATAGACTGGGAAGATATTTGGGGCACTGTATTGCAGGTGTACTTGGGAATATGTATACTGGGATGGGTATTGGTAATTATTCTGAATATAATAGAAATGCTTAATAAACAAGGAATATGAAAATAGACTGGGATAACGTTATAGCAACGGCTATTCAGACAGTGTGTATAATAATACTACTCATGTTTTTCATGTGTGGTATTTTCGGTATAATAGATATGGCCACAAAATTATGATAACTATAACCATAAAGAACTGCAATGTTTGTGAATTATCTGGCCCAGCTAAGTTCACAAACAAGTTGTATGAAATGTTCCGGATTAAACATCCGGACGCTTGGCATATAATGATGTATAGCAGGGCAAAGAACTGGGATGGTTATGTAAAATATATCTCGGATTATGGGCAATTCAAAATAGGCCTTCTAAATAAGGTTTATAATGAATGCCGTAAAATGGGACAAAAGGTAAAAATTATAGATAATAGACCATCCATGGGAGTTAAACCAGTAATTCCAACAGTACTGGGGGATAAAGAACTACGGGAAGTACAGAAAGAAGCTCTAGAAAAGATAGTATATAATAAGGTTGGAGATACTCCTTTCCTTATTTGTGCATCTGACTTGGCAGTTAACTTCGGAAAGACTTTGGTGTTCTGTGGATTACATCAGGCTTTCAAGAGGAAATTGAAAACTGTTTTATTGTTGAACAGTGCCGACTTGTTTAAGCAGTTCAAGAAAGAGATTCCAGAGTTATTACCGGGAGAAAAGGTAGCATTTATCCAGGGTAGTAAATGCAGTGAGTGGGGTAACTTTAATGTTTGTATGGTTCAATCTCTGGCAGGTAATATAAATAGGTATCAGAAGTTCCTTTCAGAAATAGACATGGTACTTATAGATGAGGCTGACGTGATTGACAATAAGACCTATAAGACGGTGATACAACACCTATACAACTCAAGAGTACGAGTTGGATTAAGTGGTACTCTATACATGAGTGACCTTAAAAAGAAGTTGGTACACAACATGAATATAATGTCATTCATTGGTGATAGGGTAAACCAAGTAAAATTGGCTGAGATGATTGATAAGGGATACTCTACTCCCATTATCTGTAAGTTGGTGTATGCCCATTATAAGTATACCAAGGATGAGGATTATCCCACTGAATATCGAGAAGTGATTTCTGACAATGTCAAAGCATGGAGACTCTCTTTATCTCGAACTAAGTATAACATCCACCGGAAAAGATTGCCGGCATTGATTGTATGTAAGTTTATAGGACATTGTGAAAACCTTTATAAGTACTACGTTAAACATCTTGGGAATCAATACAACATACAATATGTACATCACAAGACAAAAGGGCGTGATGAAATATTACAAGCTTTCAGAGAGGGGAAAATAGATATACTAATCGCTACCACGATTATTTCTAGAGGTCAAAACTTCCCAGAATTAAAGTATCTGCAGAATACTGCATCAATGGATTCTAATGAGAAGTCTTTACAAATCCTGGGACGTCTTGCAAGAACTCACATGAATAAGAAGAAAGCATACCTGGACGACCTTCAATTTCCAGGTAATTACCTTAAGCGTCACGGCAACCACCGTAAAAATTACTACTTGAAGGAGAAGTTGAAGGTAATTAAAATAGAGTGAGAGATATGGCGTATATACACGTATGCAGTCTGCGTATATACACATGCGTACGCAGATCTTTAAGCTTAAGCTTTAAGCTAATACTTAAGCTAAGTACTTCAGCAAGCTGAAGGTTATTTCGATTTTCTAAAGAAAATCTCATAACTAATGCGCACGTGCATAAAGGGTGTACCTGAAAGTTAGTGCATATACTATTCTACATCAATGACACTGAAATACCTATTAACTATCACTTGATATCAAACTCTCAAATATATGGCGAAGAAAAAGAAAGACAAGTTAAAGGAAGTAAGGAAGGAATTAGAAACCGGGGATATCTTTGAGCCCATAGATATCACCAAACTCGGTTCAGGTAACGACCCTTGTTTCGGTAAGAATTACGACCTATCAACCAAGGAATGTAAGATGTGCGGAGATTCTGAACTCTGTTGCATTAAGTTCACAGCTCTCATGGGTAAGACTCGTAAAGAATTAGAAGCAGAAACCAAGTTCAAGGATTTGGAACCCTTGGTAGATATAGAAGGTTGCAAAAAGTATTACCGTAAACTGGTAAGGGAGAAATTAGGTAAGAAGGAAATACTCGATAAGCTTCAGAGTAAGTTCGAGTTATCACGAAAAGAAGCAAGAGACATTTATCGTAAATTCAACAGTAAATAACATGGTACAATTAGAGTTCACAAAGATTAGAGATGTTAAATCCCCAAACCGAGCAAATGATGGGGATGCAGGTCTGGATTTCTACATCCCAAAGTTATACATGGATGATATACTAAAGGTGGGAGAAAAACACGAGAGGGATTTCACTGGTATCAATCGTAGAATGTTCAGCAATGGCAGTCTGAAATTCAGGAGTATAGAAACCAATGGGATATGTGTAGAAATCAGTCCTGGTGGAAGAGTACTAATACCATCCGGAATAAAAGTTCTTATCAATCCCAAGGAATCTATGCTAATGGCAGCAAATAAATCAGGAGTTGCTACTAAAGATGGGTTGACTTTTACTGCCGAGATAGTAGATAGCCCATACACAGGAGAAATGCACATAGGTATTCAGAATGCCTCAAATGAACCCGTGTACATACCTTTATGGGAAGATAAAAAGATAATGCAATTCGTACACGTTCCCATCATACTCTCAACACCGAAAGAGATTACCAATGAGGAGTATGAAGAGAAAGCAAAGAACTGGGGAACAAGAGGAGATAAGGGATTTGGTGCACACGATAATAAGTAAGACCATGGATAGCAGAGACATTAAAGAAGAACCGGGTATAATTCCCGACTATAAGTATCTAGAAGAGATATATCAAATGCAAAAGAACCTCTTGTCTGGGTATATAGGCATAGAGGGGTTACCACAATATCCGGTAGACATCAATACAAAGGCTTCTCAAACCCTATTGAAGGACTTTACTGCTCGGGTTATTGAGGAGTTATCCGAGGGGTATGAATCTTTTGAAAATGTTAGAGCTTTATTCGAAGCCAATCATGCAAAGTTGGTACAAACCCAAGGAGATTGCATAGAGTATACCGAGATACTCAATAATCTGCAGAATGCTAACGAAGAGAATGCGGATGCTATCCACTTCTTTATAGAACTGTTAATATATGCCAATATACAGCCAGAAGATATTATGGCATATATGGAGAAGTGGGTAAAGGACAACAATTGTACTCAATCAGTAGTAGATTCATTAAACAAGAACCATGACGATATCCTGCGTACAGCCATGAATCTTGGAGTAATGTGGATAATGGACGAAGGCGATATCAGTGTTATATTTCATAACAATGCCACAGACCTAACTAAGTGGTATGAGAACATGGATTCGGAAACACATCTGGATTATAACACAAAGTTACTCGAGGGAGGTAGATACTTCAATCATGTGGAGTACTCAGTAAACTACCCATATCTGTTATGGAAGATAACCCATCATCTGAACATTGCTCGTAACTTCCTGAAGAATAAACCATGGAAGCAATCCCAGGTAATGACTCAGGAGTTAAAGTATCAGTCAGAATTAGTGAAGGCCTTCATTTACTTCTGCGGATATTTGGGATGGATAGGTATGGGTTCAGATGATGTATTCTACATCTATTTTAAGAAGAACCATATCAATGTGTTCCGTCAAAAATCGAAGTATTAGTATGAATTTGGTAAAAGCGAATAACCCAATCGAAGCTTGGGAAAAGATACTGGAAAACTTCTTAATCAAGAAACCAGACTGGTTTTGTGAGGGAGTTGGTTATAACCTAACCGATTCTCTTTTTACATACGACTTGATGGTAGAAATAGCTGATGCTAAATTCGACCCAGACTTCGACTTCGGTAAGATGTTTGGTTATACCATGACCAAGTGGACTGGGCTGATTACTAACTACCTTGATTTGGATGTGCTTGACCAGGCTAAACTGATGATAAGGAAGTTAGAAGAGAATAAGACAGTAAACAGGAATTATCACATTGGGTTCCATTTTGCTGACAATCATGGTAGTGGCAAAGGTTGCTTAGTTGGTGGTATATTCTCTCGTAAGATTGGAGTGGAAAACCCCGAGATAACTGTAATACTACGTTCTTCAGAGATAGTTACAAGGTTACCAATAGATATACTGTTATTCTGTCGTATGGGTCAGTATATATATGGCCATGATAACTTCTCGTTAAAGTTGGTTATCAAAGCGGCTTGGGCAAATGATACTACCATACTGTTATATCAGAATCGCAAGGACATAAAGGAGTTTTTGAAAGAAAACTGTAGTGATGAGGTACGTAGAAAGAAGATACGTAAATCTCTCAAAAAACTTATGACAAGTGATGAAGCAGGTTATAAAACCTATGGTAACAGTTTCAGAGCTTTCAAGGTATTAAGGAGAGATTTGGGGTATAAACAGAAATCTATGTTAGCCTCGGCCTTAGAAATTGGAGATTGGGATGGTATCCCATTACCCGAGGTATGCCCATCTATCCTCAAGCGTAATATGATAAAAAAGACCTACTTAAAGTTTACAGAAAAGTATGGTCTCAAACTAAAGCTTGAGGAAAGTGGGGAAAAGAAAAGGAAGAAGTTAATATCATTCTCTTCTTCAGAGGAAGATGATATGGAAGACGGTGAATTAACTCCTGAAGCCGATGAGTAAGTTCAAGTTAAAGAATAACCTGTTGCAGTTCAAAACAAGTATGAAAGCTTGGGAGGGACTCAACAGGTTATTCCTGTTCAATACCCCCGGTTTGGATATTGAAAGAATTGGTAAAGCACAGTACTTAAATGATTTAGTCATTTATATTAAAGAACCTCTGGTAGACCCCGAATTTGATTTTGGTAGGCACTTCAACTACACTTCGGCTAAATGGAAGTCTCTGGTAGCAAACTATGTGGATGAAAATGGTCTGATTGATTTAAGACAGGAAGTAGTAAAAGCCTTAAACTCAAGGAAGATATTTAACATAGGCTATCAGTTTGACAATAAGCATGCTCATGGTAAGAATTGCTTATTGTCTCTAACTGTATCAAAGAAAGCAGGCATGGATTACCCCATGATAACGGTATTCATGAGGGCATCCGAGGTAACTAAAAGACTTATCTGTGACCTACTACTGATTCAAAGGATAGGAGAATACTTATTCCCCACTGGACATAAATTCCATGTATCAATACACTTCAGTCAGATATTCAATGATGATACGGTATTACTAATGTATCATGCTCATGAAGACCTATTAAAGCTTAGTGATAAGCTTGGTATATATGATGGTAACTGGTATGAGCGGTTGAAGTATCTACTTAAAGTAGACCCTGACAAGATAAAGTATAAGGTACATAAAAGAGCTTTGAAAGTACTCAGACCTGAGTTGTTCAAATATCCCAAAACCCTGGCAAAAGATTGTACACTCGGTAGTGAAGACTGGCTACCATTCTAAGATAGGGAAGTCTATTGAATTGCAAATATCAATGCAATGAAAATAGAAGTAAAGAAATCTCCTTACACCAGTAAACTCGGAGGAGATATAGATATAACTTTCTCCACGGATGATGGGTGGTTATTCAATACCGTGGCCAATATAAGTGTAAAGGATTTAAGGCAACTTAAAAGAAAGATAAGGAGGTATCTAAGTGAAGTACGAGAGGAAAGATAAACCATATTTTTGAGTAAAGATATTCAAGGGTAAATATCCTGATAGGAATGGCAGGGACATAGAGTTATCTGTATGTACCAATGCTAATTATTGGGTAGGTCTTCCCAACATGAATATTTAGGACCTAAAAGAACTACGAAAATCTATAAGAAAATATATTAAAAATCACGAACAATGAGAATATATTCAAATCCTTACGAATTGATGTCTGAGACGGCAAGAAATTTGTATGAGATGGGTAATGAGGTAAAACCCCGTACCTATCAGAATAAAGTTATCGAAGGTAAAGATGACTTCATTACCAAAGAACTTATATGCGAGCAATACTGTTTGACTCACCTGGAAGACCCGGCCCCTTTATTTGTATTCACCAAATCTAAAGATTGGGCAGAGGCTGAGTTCCAGGAAAGAATACACCCGGGACAAATTAACCCGGGTGAAGCATGGAAATTGCGTCCCGAAATATGGGAAGAGTTCCTGGTAGATGGTAAGTACTTCGACTACACCTATTCGGAGAGAATGAATGAGGTAGTAAGGTATAATGGGATTGTAATGACCAAGTTACAGGCTGTCATAGGTCTGCTCAAGGATGATAATGATACCCGTAAAGCCATACTTAATATCTATGGTGAAGATGGGCAGGTAGAATGTTCTGATGCCGAAAACCTGGATGGTAAGATGCGTATACCATGCTCTATGTATTACGACTTCCTTATCCGGGAGAACGCAAGGGGTGAAAAGCAACTGAATATTTGTTATCACCAAAGGTCATCCGATTTTGTAACTCATTTTGGAAATGATGTATACTTGGCATGGAAACTAATGGAATACGTAGCTAGAGAAGTGGGTATCAAACCTGGTTATCTCTATCATACTATTGATAGTTTGCATAGTTATAAAAAGGACTGGGTAAAACTAAAAACTTCTATCCAGACCGAATTAAGGTAACAAAGAAGGTAACGGTAATTGGTCTTAGTTTCTTTTCTGTCATACCGAGATTAGTAGTAAAGGCCGTTACCTTCAACCGGACCCATAGCTCAGTTGGTTAGAGCAGCGGACTCATAATCCGAAGGTCGGGGGTTCAAGCCCCTCTGGGTCCACTAATGAATCTTTACTTTGCGCTGTGGACAACGAGTCCTGATTCATTCCCAGGTACTGGACGGTAGGGATATAGACTGGTACCTAATTTACGGAAGTAGCACAGTCCGGTTAGTGTACTTGCTTTGGGAGCAAGGGGTCGCAGGTTCGAATCCTGTCTTCCGTACAGGGCTATAGCTGGGTTATAACAGGAGATACGACCTCCAGCTAGCAATGGGCAATAAACTGGTACGAGATACCAAAATCCCATAATTAAAGTCGAAGGCTATAGCATTAGGAGATGAGTTACTGTTCTTCGCTCATCTCCCCTTTTTATAAAAGCTCGGATGGTGAAATAGGTAGACACGCCGGACTTAAAATCCTGTGACCAGTAATGGTCGTGCGGGTTCGATTCCCGCTCCGAGTACATGATTTTATAATTCTTATGAAAGGAGACATTATATATAACTTGATAAAACTTCTACAAAATAAAGAAGTTGGTCAGACATTTAGGTATACTTACTTACAAAGTACAGGAGCTAAGACAGCATATTTATATTGGTTATGCTGTCTTCTTTGTAGAGCAGGGTATATAAAAAGAGTAAAGAACGGTATCTTTCAAGTAGTAAAGAATACATCAGACTTAGGGTCATGTAAAAATCTATTCTATACTGCATATAATAAGAATAAACATGGAGTCAAGATATGACATAATCAAAAGTTTCTCACAAGTCAAGCGGCTTGTGAAAGCTTGTTTGAAAACCGGCATAGCTTCCGTCGACTTCGAGACAAATGCAGAAGGTATTTATAATAAAACCTTCAAACCCACAATTTTATCTGTAACCTTTCAAGTTGGTTCTGGTGTATCTATTCCATTATGTCACCACGAATATGAAAACCCTCATTGGAAACGTTGGTTAAAGTATTTTGGTAGAAAGGTGGTTGAGAATCCCAATATAACTAAAGTGGGATGGAATCTGAAGTTTGACCTTCAGATATTCGAGTTGTATGGGATATATGTTAGAGGTACTGTTCTGGATGGAATGCTTATGAAGTATCTTCTAAATGAAGAGAAACCCAATGACCTGAAGTCAATGGTTAGAAGGTATCTACCAGAGCATGGCGATTACGAGAAGGCAGAGAAGTTTGACAAGATACCTTGGGATAAGAAACCCTTGGAACCATTATGCAAGTATGGTTGTCAGGATACCGATTATACTCTTAGGTTAGCTATGTTCTTTGAAAGTAAGCTAATAGAGATTGGCATGTACCCCTTGTTTAGGCATTTGATTATGCCAGCTTCTAGGGTATTGCAGCATGCTGAAAAAACCGGATTATACCTCGATAGGAAATTCAATCAGGAACTGCTTGAATCTTACAAGCCAAAGATTGAACAAGCAACTTCTAATTGCTTGAATCTTCCACGAGTGAAAAAATTCTCTAGATGGCTTGTTCAAGAAAGAATAAGCAAGTACCTTGCATCTATTGAAAGTGAACTTGAAGACCTGGATTATCATAACCCAAAGGACGCACGGAAAATAGCAAGCAGGGAGCAAAAAATATCCAATATACGAGCTGGTGTATTCACCACTAAAAAAGAATTGGAATTAACCCGAGAAGTAAACTTGGGAAGTACAATTGATTTACCTCTACTGTTGTATTCCGAAAAGGGGTTCAAATTCCCTATCATAAAATATACCAAGGATAAGAAAACTAATCGTGATACTGATAAGCCGAGTACCGATGAAGATACATTGGTAGAACTTCGACTAACGGTTAAAAATCCCGAAAATCCCAAAGCAATTTTCCTGGATAATCTTCTTGAATTAAGAGGGTTAAAGAAAATGTATACAACATACATCGAGGGATGGCATGATAAGGTACAGGACGATGATAGGATTCATGGTCAATTCAAAATCATTGGTACTACTTCGGGACGATTAAGTAGTTCTGAACCAAACCTTCAGCAGATACCCAAGACTTCTGTGGATGCTAATATCAAGAAACAGTTAGTAGCTCCTCAGGGTAAACTATATATGGCACTTGACTACTCACAAGCTGAGTTAAGAATCATGGCTCACCTTTCAGGAGATGAGACTTATCTTGAGGCATTTGCTAAGGGTCAGGACCCTCACCTTGCTATTGCAGCAAACAAGTATGGAGTATCATACGATGAAGCAAACAAAGCTTACAGCGATGAACAACACCCTGATTACAAGCTTTGGAAAAATCGAAGGAAGCAGGCAAAGCAGATATGTTTCGGTATTATATATGGTATTCAGAAGAAACTGCTTGCAGTTAAACTATCTGACCCAAAAGCTGGTATTATCGTAACACCAGATGAAGCTCAGCAACAGTTGAATGAGTTCTTCCAGGAGCACCCGAAGATTAAGAAGTTCATGATTAACCAGGAGAAGGTACTGATAAAACATGGATATATTAAATCTTTGTTCGGTAGGAAGAGAAGGTTACCCCAGGTATATTCGGATAACGAGCAGGAAGCAGCATACGCAGTACGATTATCGGTTAATATGCCATGTCAATCAGCTGCATCAGATATGAACTTATTCGCTTCAATCCTAAACTATTGGAAAATGAGGCAAGGTAAGTTACCATTTATGCAAGAGACTTGTAATGTTCATGATGCTACCTATTACTTGGTAAGTCCCGAATATATAAATACCTGGGTAGTATACGAGATTTGGGAAACTTGCCGTAACCCAAATACTAAAGAATACTTCAACTTCCAGATAGACGACGTAAGTATGTCAATGGACTTCGTTATCGGGCGTTCTATGGCAGAGGAACTACCTTTTATTCCTGGATATGATTATAGGAAAATGCTTGAACCAGATTTTAATCCTGATGAGTACTTAGAGGAACATCGTAAGTTCAAAGGTATTGAAATAGAAGATTATCCTAAGTTATATCCAGAAGAGATAGAGAAAAATAAGAGAGAGTTTAGGAAGAGAATGTATGAAAGGTAATATACCAGATTTTGATTGTTACCATGTTACTCGAGAAGGTAATGTGTACTCTAAGTATAGAGATAGAGTTACTTGGAGGAAAATGGCTAAGAGAAAGAAGAACAATGGTTACTTGATAGTAAGCCTAAGAAATAATAAGGGGATTAAGTATACGTTTAATATACATAGGTTGGTAGCTTTAATCTACATTCCAAACCCAGATAATAAACCGTGTGTGGGTCATAAGGATAATAATCGAGAAAATAATAAAGTAGAAAATCTATATTGGTGTACTAACCAAGAGAATACTCAACAATGTATAAGAGACGGTAGATTTAATATACCAAGCCCTAAGTTGAGTGAGGAGTCTATAAATAAGATGATAGAAGATTATGAGAGTGGTATGAGTAACCTACAGATAAAGGTCAAATATGGAATAAGCATTATGACCATGTATAAATACTTCAGTGAAAGAGGTGTTATATGGAAAAAAGGCAAAAGATAGTACGTCTATCCCAGATTAAGAAAAACACACT